TAAACAAATTCCTGCGGATTAACTGCGCCTCTGGCGTTTACCAACGTGCCGCCGCTATCAGATTTTGGCTTTGGCTTAAGCGCATTGAGCGCCCAGTTTACGACAGCTGAAATAGCAAGCGATGCAATGGCGTAAACCGCGACCCAACCCCACATGCCAGCAGAGATAGCTGAAAGTAACGTAGTCCCTGCCGCAGCACCAGTAACGTAGGTGGCAATCATTGCCGCTCGCGGTGCCTTCGTGTATTCGTCGCGCTTATGTGGCTGCGTGATTGCTGGCAGATTATCTTTCATCTCCACGCGTCCTTCACGTCGATTTCGCCCAAGCGATAAATGTTAGATTTTCCAAGAAACAGGTTCTGCGTTCCGATGCATAAACCCAGCGCCGCACCAGTGACCCAGCGTTGCGCTTTATCGGTCGTGACAAGACTAAACCGCTGCGGTCTTTTAAGCCGTTCCAATCGCACGTCTAAGGCTGCTTCGAGGCTGTAGAAGCCAAACTCTTTGATCATCTCTCGGCTACGCATTGGCCTGCCATTGATCATGTATCGTCCGACCCAATCGTCTGCGTACCCTTTGCCGTATAGGATGCGCCAAGCCGTATTGGTAAACGTAAAGCAGTCGTGGAAGCCCCAACTAAACGGTCGATCTTTGACCTCAGCGATGTAGGCGTTTAACCTGTCTTGCGGCCCCACGGCACACTCACATCTTGGATACTTTGGACGTAACTAAAAAACGTATCGCCAGGCTGACGCGCTAGATGGCTGTCATTGGTGTAGCGGTAGTTAGAAGCCCGTGCCAATTCGACCAGCTTGCTTTCGATTGTGACCTCTACCTCGCTGGCCTCAAGCTCATCAACCAATCGCATCGTGTTCATTTTGCCAGAAAACACCTCAACCACAGAAGACTGTGATAGTTCGCCAAAGTATATGCTGGCCCTACGACGCTGATAGTTTTCTGCCAAAGCAAGCGAAACAATATTTGTAGGCAAACCGCTGAGTTTAACCGTCACGCTTTTTGCGCTTAAATCGCCAATTTCTTCTAAGCCAGAGATCGTTAGTAGATTACCAGACCCTGTGAACGTTTGCGATGAACCCCTGACAGTAATGTCTTTATCGCCAAGCCCAGTCCAAAGCCGTACCGCGCCACTGTCAAACATAAACTCACACGCGAAATACGGATCAATGGAAAGCCCCTGCAGCGCCGTCAGCAGCCCACTGTCGATGGTTCTCGACATTAGATAACCTCCATGGCGGCAAAGGTAATACCGTAATGGCGCAGCTCGTTCAGTGACCAGTTTGTTTCGTTACTAGCTAAGCGAAAGCGGCCTCTTGGATTTGATAAAGTAAGGCTGGTTGAAGTGTTGTAATCAACGCGCAGAAATGGCCAAACCTCTAATGTCCCGCTATCCTCTCTGGTTTCCAAAACCTTGTGCAAAGTTGCACTACTGGAACTCCCAATCTGAATGTAATCGCCCGCTGTAAGCGTTCCTGTCATTGTTACTGAAAGCGAGCCGCTTCCAGCTGATCCTGTTATTGTTGCGCTGCTAGGTGCTGCTGTCGACTGCAAGGAATACCCGCCAGGATCACCTAGCAAAAAGGTGCCGTATTGGCCGCGCAGGCTAACAAGAAATGACAACCAAGCCTCAGCGTCTGAGCGCACCATAGGTTTAAGCGTGACCACCGCTTCCCATTGTTGACCGCTGTAGCTGTGAATATGCTCAGCATATGTGAAGGGCGAGCGCGAAACGGCAATGGCGTTGCGCGTTGTTAAGTCAATCGAGCGGATTGAGCTGTTGTTTGGAAAACTAAGCGGGTAACTAATTGCCATCAGGTAAACGCCTTTGCATATGGACCACCACGCCTTGCGGCATCAGCAACCGCTGCCTTTGTCGCTTCGGTAAGTTTAGGTAGCATTTGCTGCACTTCAGCCCGCACAGTTTGTGAAACGCCTGTCGATAAATTGATATTTTGATGAACCACAATACCCGCACCCGAACCGCCGACAGCAGCTTTTGCTTGTGGAACTGACAAGATGCGCCCAGCAGACGAAGGCACGAACAGTTCACGGCCATGCTCCCCGACGACAGTTGCTTGCCCAGGATAGACTGCACCGCCAGATGCGTTGTTCGTTGGGCTTGGTGTCGGTGCTGGCGAAACCCCGAACAAGCCCATTGCCGCGTTCACCATCTGCTGCACAACAAGCACGCGGTATAATTCACGGATAACGGCAATGGCTGTTTGTCGTACTGCGTCTTTGAAACTATCCGCACCGTCAATGGCTGACATAAACACGTCTTCTAACGAACGCTCTAATGTGCTGGCGATGCTATCCAAATCATCCATAGCCTCGCCCATAAGTTTAAATTCTTCTGTAGACGCTTTAATGTCAGACGGGCTTGGCAAGCCGCGCGGTAGATTATTGGTCGTGCCTGTAACGTTGCCCTCGTCGACTTTAGTGGTCATGGGCGGTGAGTTATTATCCAACTCATCATTTACGCCTTCCAATTCTTTTTTGGCAGCTTCTAGCGCAATATTAAGCATCATGATGTCTTGATTGAGCAGGCCAATCTTGGCGGTGTACGCCTCGACCCTTTTCAAATCTTTTTCATCTAGCAAGGAAGGATCGCGGCCATCTAGAGTTTCCGCTAGTCGCTGTTGGAAATAGGCTCGACGTTCAATTAAGTGATCGATCCTATCCTGCATATCCTTCACGTCATCTTCAACAGTATTGGATAAGACTTCCGCACCCATATTTTTAAGTTTTTGGATAGCCTCAACAACAGTGTTGATCATGCCTGCGCTGGCAGAGGCTGCTTGCACGAGAGCCTCAAATGCTGGCAGGCCATAATCTGTGACAAAATGTTTAAGAACGATCAGCTCATCTTCTAGACTGTAGATGGTTTCGAGAAGCTGGACTTTCAGCGTATCGTTTAATGCTTGCGCTTTGTTGGTGTATTCCACAGCCGCTGTGATCGCATCTTCGTTAATGATCCTACCTGTGCGCTCGGCTTCGGTGCCAAGTTGGTTCATTACACGCCCTTGGTCCTTCAGCAAAGGTAGCAACGCCGTCGTATCGGAAGCCATTGCCTCAAGATAAAAAGTAAAATCTTGCTGGCTTGCCCCCGCCTTTTGCAGCGTGTCCACGTAAAGCTGTAAGGCTTGTGGCCCAGATAGGTTTCGGAATTGATCAGCAGTGACCCCAACGAGCGGCGCGACGTTCTCAAAGAAGTCTTTCATTGGACCACCGCCAGTGGCCAGAAAGTCACCTACGCGATCATTCACGTCTTTCAGGATGTCGGCGACCTTGTCTTGCTCTACGCCAACAGTGCGCGCAGCTTGCGCAAATTTCTGAAATTCTGTTGTGCTGGCATTGGCAACTTGTGACAGGCGGCCAATTTGCACTGCAAAGTCAGCAGATGATCTGACCGCCTGCACAGAAACCAAACCAGCAAGAATTGGTGTCAAAGCACGTGCCGCCCGACCCATGCTGTTAAACGCTTTCGTTGTGCGGCTTAAATCTTTCTGTGACTTTGCAGAGAACCGTTCAACGCGGCGCTGTGCGCGGTCCATAGCGCGGGTAAACTGCTTATCGCGCGCTGATAGGATAATGTTTAGTTCCTGCGCTGTGATCGCCATTATCCATACCTCGCAGCCAATTCCTTGGCCTCATCTAACGTGGGTGCTTTTGCACCAGGCTTTTGTGGGCTGTGCGCTTTTTGCCAACCCTCAAACACCAAGAAGACATCGCGCGGGATCAAGTCCCTGACCTCTTCTGGTTTCAGCCCAGTTATGATTGCATTTGAAATGAGCTGTCGGACATCAAGTTTCTTGGTCCGCTTCCGCTTGTTTGTCTTTTTTTTTTAAGTTCCGCTTCGTCAAAAGCGTCGGGCATAAAGGCTACGCCAAGAACCGCTTGAGAAATTTGATAGAACCGAAATAAGTCCGCTGGCGTTGCATTTTCAACCAGCCTATCAGCGTCCGCGTCTTTCTTACCGCCACCAACCAAAGCAAGAGCAATGATGTCTCGTACCTCTTTCGACGTAGGCTTATTCGCGCGACCAAAGAACCCTTCCCAAACATCAAATATCCCCCGATGCATGTCCTCAAAGCGTTCTATTTCACGACAACGTAACAGGAGCGTGTAGGTGACCCCGTCGATCTCTTCGACGATGCCGCCGCGCGGTGCGGTTGCTGTAATTGCCATGTAAGGTTGCTTCCATGAAAAAAGCCACTGCTGACAGGAGAAAGCAGTGGCTAAGTGTTTTGGACATTAGGAGGTGTCCAATGAGAGTTTGATAAACCGCC